TTGTCTGTCGCCTCCCGCTTCAAAAACCTATTCAGCCTTGAAACCAAGGCCGGCATCGCAACGCCCGACACGGCATTGTTCGAGCTGTTCGGCGCGTTGCCCTCGGCGTCTGGCATCAGGGTCACGCCCCTCACCGCCATGACCTGTGCGCCGGTCGCCTGCGCCGTGAACGCGATCAGTCAGGCGCTGGGCCAGCTCCCGGTTCACGTTTACCAGCGCGGCGCTGATGGCTCCAAAGAGCGTGCGCCCGAACACCCCGTTTACCGACTGCTTCACGACGAAAGCAATGAATGGACGCCCGCCACCAAATTCAAAGAAGAACTGGTCCGCGATGCGCTGCTCTACCGCCACGGCGGCTTCGCTGAAATCGTCCGCGTTGATGGTGGCAAGCCCTTTGAGCTGATCCGCATCAACCCAGAGACCACGCCCGTCACTGTCGGCATGTCGCAGGACGGCCCGGTCTACAGCGTCCAAGAGAACGGCAAGGCGCGGCCGATCGATCGGCAGAATATCCTGCACCTTCCGTCCCCGTCACTTTCCGGCATGGGCTTGGCACACGACGCCCGCGAAGCCATCGGCCTCTTGCTGGTCCTTGAACGCCACGCCAACCAGCTTTTCGCCAACTCGGCACGCCCCAGCTCGATCCTGTCCGTAAAGGGCACCGGCACTGTTCCGCCGTCAGCCGACATGCTCGCCAAGATTCGCGCCGCATGGCTCGCTGCATTCGGCAACGGCAAGTCGGGCGGCACGGCCGTTCTGCCTTCGGAAGTCGATTGGCAGCAAGTTACGCTGTCGTCGGTCGATGCTCAATTCCTGGAGATTTTTAAATTCAATATCGAGCAGATTTCTCGGCACTTCCGCGTTCCTCCACACCAGCTTTTCGAGCTCGGACGTAGCACATACGCCAATGCTGAAGAGATGAACCAACAGTTCCTCGACGGAACGTTGATGAAATGGATCACGGCATTCGAAGGCGAAGTTCGCCTGAAGCTTTTTGACCGCGACGAACGCGATACGTTTTTCGCTGAATTCCTGACTGACGGTTTTGTCCGCGCCAATTATGCCGCGCGAATGGAAGGCCTGTCGAAAGCGATCGCAGCCCGGCTGATCAATCCGAACGAAGGCCGCGCCGTTCTCAATATGCCGCCCTATGCCGGCGGCGAGAAATACGAAAATCCAAATACATCAACGGCGGTGGTGTCATGAACACCATCCACCTTCACGGCAAACTCAAGAAACAGTTCGGCGCTTCATTCAACTTTGAAGTCTCTACGGCTGCCGAAGCACTTCGCGCGCTGAATTGTGCGTTTCCCGGTGCGTTTGTTGCGGCATTGCGAACCGGAAGCTTTAAAGTTGTGCGCGGCGCCAAGGCGACCGGCATGGCGCTCGATCTCGACTTGGTCAAAGATTTCAACCTCGGTCGCGCCGAGCTGCATATCATCCCGGCTGCGGCTGGCGCCGCGAACGGCAAGGGCATCGCCAAGACCATCATCGGCACCGCGCTGATCGGCGGCGCCATCTTCATGTCGGGCGGCACGCTTGCGGCGCCGCTTTCAATGCTCAGCGCTCCAAGTGCGATCGGCCTGAGCTATGGCAACATCGCTGCGATTGGTTTGGGAATTGCTCTATCCGGCGTGTCGTCGCTACTGGCGTCGCCAGCGGGCGCCACTGAGGCTGCCGCGTCGACCGACTCATTCGCCATCAACGGCCCGAGCAACCTCGCGCAGCAGGGCTCGCCGCTCGCCCTGATCTACGGCGAAGTCATCACCGGCTCCACCTGTATCTCATTTGACGCCGACGTAGAAGACATTGGCGCCTATCAGGATGCCGCAGCATGACCGACACCTCGCACACCGCGTATTTCGGCGATGCCGAATACACCTTCAAGTTTACGCCTGAATTGCTTTTCGAGCTGGAGCGCAAAACGGGCGCCGGCATCGGTCAGCTTTGCACGCGCGTCTTCGCCAACGCATTCACCCATACCGACCTCCTCGAAACAATCCGCCTGTCGCTGGTCGGCGGCGGTGTCGCGCCGAAACGTGCCGACGAACTGATCGCGACCTACGCTATCGGCCGACCGCTCATTGAAATTCAGCCGCTCGCTATCGCCATTCTGGAAGCGCGTTGGCTCGGCAAACCGAAGCATGAGGCCCCGCGTGGATAAGCTCGAAATGAAAGCAACGCTGTCAGTCGACGAAGCCGGCACAATCACCGGCATCGCGTGGCCATTTGGCTCTGCTGATAGCGCTGGCGACATCATTACGAAGGGTGCGTTTGCATTTGCCGTGACCTCTATGCCGATGCTGTTCAATCACAGCCCCAACGATCTGGTCGGCACTTGGGACGAAGTTGCCGAGACATCCGACGGGCTTGTTGCAAAAGGACAGCTTCATATGGAGCAAGCCCGCGCTCGCACCGTGCATAGCATGATCAAGGGCGGCCTCGTTACCGGCTTGTCGATCGGCTTCAAGACCAAGGCGTCAACGCAGCAAGGCCGTAACCGCATCATTTCCGCGCTCGATCTTTATGAGATCAGCGTCGTCCGCGACCCCATGCACAAGCGCGCTCGAATTTTGAGCGCGAAATCCGACATCACGGCAAATGCCGAGATCGCCGCCGTCATCATCCGCGCCTCGGCAACGCTTCGAAAGGACTACCTGTGAAAAATTCTGCTCTGGCTCTCGAATTTAAGGACGACGATACCGACCCGGTAGCCGCCGTGACCGCTGCGCTCGCTGGCTTCAAGACCGAGCTTGACGGCCGGCTGTCGGCTATGGAAACGAAAGCGTTCGACCCCACCGCATTTGCGAAGCTAGTGAGCCGCATCGATGGCGTCGAAGCTAAGGCAAACCGTCCCGGCGTCACCGGCGACAACGACAACGACGACGCCAAGCTTGAAACAAAGGCGTTCGAAAGCTACATGCGTCGCGGCGACCGCGCCGACGAACTGACCCTCAAGACGTTGCGCGTCAGTAATGATCCGCAGGGCGGCTACTTCGCCCCGCCGGAGATGTCGACCGAGTTTCTGAAAAATCTCGTTCTGCTGTCGCCCGTTCGCGGGATTGCCAGCGTGCGCAGCAGCGGCAGCCCGTCTGTCATCTATCCGGCTCGCACCGGTGGAACGAACGCCAAGTGGAAGGGCGAGCTCCAGGAGTCGGAAGCCTCCGAACCGTCATTCGGTCAGGCTGAAATCGTCGTCCGCGAGGTCAACACCTTCACCGACATCAGCAACCAGCTTCTCGCTGACGGCGGCGGCGCCCCGGAACGCGAGCTTCGTGAAGCCCTGTCGGAAGACTTCGGCGCGAAGGAAGGCACCGCATTCGTCAACGGCGATGGTGTCATTGCTCCGCAGGGCTTCATGACCCATCCCGACATCGCCTTTACGGCGAACGGCCACGCGACGAACCTGAGCGCCGATGCACTGATCACGCTCATGTACGCGATGCCGGCAGTCTACCGCGCAAATGCGGTTTGGGCGATGAACGGCAACACGGTCGCCGTCATCCGCAAGCTGAAAGACGGGCAGGGCAACTACCTCTGGCAGCCATCGTATCAGGCTGGTCAGCCGGAAACGATCCTCGGCAAGCCCGTGGTTGAACTGCCCGACATGCCCGATGTCGGCGCCGGCCTGATGCCGATCGCTTTTGGCGATTTCAATCTCGGCTATCGCATCATCGATCGGCTGGACCTGTCGATCCTCGTCAACCCGTACACCCGCGCGACCGAAGGCGTCACCCGGTTCCATGCGACCCGTCGCACCGGCGCTGGCGTCATTCGCCCGGCCACCCTCCGCAAACTCAAAATGGTCGCTTAAAGCACCAGCTAGGAAGATACGAAAATGCGCGACAATCTCCACAACAACGCCTTCCGCGTTGCCATCTCCCCGCCGGCAGCCGCCGTCGCGGACAACACCGCCATCGTCGGCAACTGGATCGATCGGCTGGGCTTCGAAGCCCTGACGTTCGGCATCCTGACCGGGACGCTGGTAGACGCCGACGCAACCTTCGGCGTGCTGGTCGAGGACGCCAACGCGACGGACCAGTCCGACGCGGCGTCGGTTTCAGACATCGACCTGATCAGTCAGACGGCCGGCGTTGCGCCGGAACTGGCTGCCGGCTTCTCGTTCGCCGCCGACGTTGCCACTCGCAAGATTGGCTACATCGGCGTGAAGCGCTTCGCCCGCATCACTGTGACGCCCGCCGGCAACACCGGCGCCGCCCCGATCGCTGCTGTGGCTGTTCTCAGCCACGCCAGCCAGCGCCCGGTAGTCTAAGCAAATGCAGCTCGCAACAAACGACGTAGAAATAACCGTAGGCAGGGAAACCCTATTTCTGCGTCCGACGTTGCGGGCTGCCTTCCGCTTGGAGCAAAAGTACGACGGCTTCGACAAGCTGATCCGTGAGCTCTTCACCGGCCGCCTGTCAGCCTACGGCGACGTGATCAAAGAAGGGACTGGTCAGCGCTCAGCACTGACCGACTATCTCGACAATGCCGGCGACACCCCTCTAGCCGTCAGCCTGGATTTACTGGTCGGGCCAATGTGCGACTTCATTGTCAGTATGACGGGTGACGCCGAAGCCGCTGTAGAGGCCAGCAAGGGCAAGCCGATCTCATTTAAGGAATATCACACCCGGTTGTATCGGATCGCCACTGGTTGGCTTGGCTGGCCTCCAGAGGTGGCATGGGATGCGTCGCCGGCAGAAATCCTCGAAGCCTATCAAGGGCGCACCGAAATGCTTGCGGCTGTTTTCGGTGGCAAGCAGGAAGACGGCAACAAGACCCTCGACGCCACCAAGGGTGAAGTCAGCAGCGCTGTCCGCGCCGAACTCAATGCTCTTGGCGACCTGACAAACACGACTATGGCTGAGGTGCGAGGCTGATGCCCATTCGTGCGCCTCGCATCTGTAGCTGTGGCAACCGCATCGCCGGCAATGCCGTGTGCATCTGTCGCCAGCGCGCAAAGGCGGAAGCCGATAAGCGCCGGCCATCAGCAAGCGCACGCGGCTATGACGGCAAGTGGCAGCGCGAAAGCAAAGCATACCTCGCACGGCCCGAGAATGCCCATTGCGCGTGTGGCTGTGGTCGCACTGCCAACATGGTCGATCATATCGTTCCCCATCGCGGCGACATGAAGTTGTTCTGGTCGCGCTCCAATTGGCAGCCGATGGCATCGGCGCCATGTCACAGCAGCCGCAAGCAATCGCTTGAACGTCGCACCCCTAACAGTCAGGATTTATAAGTGTCTAATCCCATCGAATTTAACGGCCACAGCTACACGATCGCTGGCTGGGCGCGTAAGACCGGCTTGCGTTATGGCACGCTAATCAAGCGGTTCGAGAATGGCTGGACCGTAGAACGTGCCCTGACGACACCGCTATCGCCTCGCAACGTGAAGCGTGTGCCGCCGCCTGTCGCGTCGCCGTCTGTAGTGTTGCCTGCGTTTGACCTAATGAAGCGCGCCGATCGTGCTCAGCAGCGAGAGCTGACGCGCATGTTGCGGCAGTTCAGCCGCGACTTCGCGGTGATTATGGAGCGGACAATGCACCGGGGGGTGGTCGCAGACTTGCCCAAAAAGCCGTCTGACCGGTCCCTCTCAGTCGCGCAAGAGCGGACCTAATTGGAGTTTTTCTGAAATGACCATCTCGCTCGCCAATTTGAAGGCGCACCTCAATATCAGCGCGGATGACGACGACGACCTGTTGCAGGACAAGATCGACGCCGCTTCTCAATGGATTGCGCAATACACGGGCGTTCCCGTCGGCGCGCCCGATACGCCGGCGCCATTTGACGAAGCCACGCGACAGCTTGCCGGCCATCTATTCGAGAACCGCGAGGCGACCCTTGTCGGCGTGACTGCGCAGGCGCTGCCGTTCGGCTTCCTAGACCTGCTCAATCCATACCGGGAATGGGCATTTTAATGGCTTTTGAGCCCTGTCTGGCCCTTCAACAGGCCGTCGGCGCACGTCTGGCGGCGTCTTCCAGCGTGACCGCGCTAGTGCCGGCCGACGGCATCTTCGACCGCAGCGGGCGCCCTGAGCTGGACCGTTGCATCATCATTGGCGAAGGCCAATCGGTGTTCGAGGAATATCACGGCACCGCCTATGCCACCTTGCATGTCTGGGTGAAGGAAGCCGGCCTCGCGACCTCGAAAGAGATTGCCGGCGCCTGCCGCGACGCCCTGAAGGATCGCCCGTGGTCGCTCGCGGGATACACGGCGCACGATTTGCGCGTGACGAACACCCACTTCATGCGCGACCCCCAGGGCGAATACTCTCATGGAGTGGTCACCGTCCGCGCCATCGTGCAGGAGCGAGCCTGATGAGGGCGGGCGACCTGACTGAGACCATCACGATCGAGCGCGTAAGCACCGTTTTGGACGCGAACCGTGCGCCTGTCGAGACATGGGTGCCGCTGGCGACTGTGCGCGCCGGCATCGTCACGGCCTCGACCGAAGAGTTTATTCGTGGTCGCGGTGCGGCTTCCGAAACCTCGATCGTGTTCCGTATCCGGTTCGTCGATGATTTGACCCTTGCCGATCGCGTAATTTATTACGGCGAAGCTTACAATTTGAAAGACATGCGGGAGTTAGGCCGCGCTCGTGGCCTCGATATTCGCGTTGAACGGGCCGGCCCATGAGGGGCGTGAAGCCTGCAATTGTCATTGTGGGAACCATTTACCAGACGCCAGCGGCGCCGGCATGGCTGTCACGGCTAGGCCGCGCCGAATGGAAAAAGGTCGCGACCATTCTGGTTGAACGCCGGCACCTGACCGATGCTGACCTTGGCACCCTTGCAGCTTATGCCGACGCCGTTGGACAGCTGGCGGAATCCACCCAGATTGTGAACCGGGAGGGCATGGTCATTGAAACTAAGGCCGGCCTGCGGAAGCATCCGGCTATCTCAATCCAGATGAATGCCCGAAACCAGGTTCGCCAGCTCGCCGCTGAGCTGGGTTTGACGCCAGTGTCGCGGTCGCGCCCCTCCATTCGAGACGATGGAGGCGACGATGCAGGATACATTTCCCCGATGGATCTATGATGGCTCGGAAATTCCCGATCCAATTGGACGCGGGCAGCTTGCCGTCGACTTTTTCCGTTCGCTCAAACACCCAAAAAGCCAGCTGCGTAATAAGGCGTTCCAGCTCGATTTCTGGCAAGAGCGAATTGTCCGGCGAATTTACGGACCTCGGAAGGCGGACGGGTCCCGCGTCGTCAACACGGTGCTGCTCTTGCTACCAAGAGGCAACCGCAAGTCGTCCTTTGCGGCAGCGCTCGCACTTCTCCATACCATCGGGCCGGAGCGGGTCATGAACGGCGAAGCTATCTTTGCAGCCAGTGACCGGCAGCAGGCAGGCATTGGATTTAAGGAAGCGCTCGGCGTCGTTAAGGCCGATCCGAAAGTCTTTGGAAAGCTCAAGGTTTACGACGCCCATAACTCGGCGAAGAAAATTGTGTATCCGAGAGATGGATCGACCCTGGAGGTAATCGCATCGGAAGCCGGCGGTCAGCACGGGCGCACTCCGGCCTTTGTGCTTGCCGACGAACTTCACGTCTGGTCCGGTAAGTGGCTATGGGAAGCACTAACGACGGGCTTGGATAAGCTTGATGACTCGCTGCTGATTGTCGCGACGACGGCTGGTCGCGGGCAGGAAAACATCGCGTGGGAAATCGTTGACCGGGCGCGCAAGGTTGCGCGCGGCGAAATTGACGACCCGTCAATTCTTCCCGTTATATTCGAAGCCGACCCTAAGTGTGATTACACCGATGAAGACGTCCGGCGCCGCGTGAACCCCGGAAGTGCGCACGGCTACCCAAGCATTGAAGGGTTTCGCCGACACGTTAGACGGGCCGAAACAAGCCCCAGCGAACGTGACAGCCTTCGTCAGTTGAAGTTGAATATCTGGCTGGAAAACAGCACAAGCCCGTTTGTCGATATGGGCATCTATGACGAAGGCAACGCGCCGGTTGATGCGGAAGCGTTGTGCGGTCAGCCGTGCTGGATAGGCGTCGACGTTTCTAAGACGACCGACCTGACCGCCGTTGTCGCCTGTTTCAGGAAAGATGACGGCTTCGTTGTCCTTCCGCAATTCTTCTGCCCGGAAGACAATATCCTCGCTCGCTCTGAGCGCGATGGCGTCAACTATGTCGAGTGGGGCAAAGAGAAGCTGATCACGCCGACTCCGGGGAACGTGGTTGATTACGCCATGGTGGCTGATGCCATCATTGCTCTTTGCGAATTGTATGAAGTTCGCGAGATCGGGATCGATGTCACCTATGCGCAAGCGATCATTGCCATCCTGACCGAACGCGGCTTGCCGGTTGTTATCTTACAGCAGGGCTGGAAAACTCAGTCGCCGGCCCTGAGCGAGCTTGAGCGCGCGATCATCGGCCGAAAGTTCCAGCATGGCGGTCACAAGGTGCTGCGCTGGAATTTCTCGAACGTCGTCATCTATACCGACAGCAACGAGAACCGCACCATTCACAAGGGCAAGAGCACAGATAGGGTAGATGGGGCAAGCGCGACGTGGATGGCCGTTAGCCGTGCCGCTGCCGGCAACAGCAATCTGTCGTTCCTCAATGACCCCAGCGTCACGGCGGAAGACATGGTGCTCCCATGACGGCCGACGAACTCCGGACCTATCTTGCGAGCATTCCCGACAAGGTGCTCAGCGAAATTGCCGACGTGCTGCAAGAGCAGGCGAAGCGGTTGTCGGACGCTCAACGCGCAGCTTTGCAGGGACAGGAAGCCGCACCCGCTGAAACGGGAAACCTCGAACAGAGCTGCCGCGTCGAAACGGGAGAAGATCCTCTCGACGTGCATGTCGTCGCCGGTGGCGACCTAACCGAAACGGAAATCCGGACCGGCAGCGGCGAACCCTATGACTATTCGCTCGGCTTCGAGTTCGGAAACAGCCGGCAAGCCGCGCGACCTTTTTTCTATTCGACTTACAGAGCAATGAAATCAGAAATAGACACCGCGATCGCGGAAGCAACCCAGAAAGCCCTAGATGACTGAAAATAGCACTACGCCTAAACCGATGATCTGGTCCGGGGGCGAACACGTCTTCAACCTTAATCACCCGTGGGTGCGATCCGTGATCAGCATTCGCGGCTTGCCCGTTTCAGGCAGCACGCCGACGGCTTGCTACCAGCGTTTCGTGAACGACCTCTACAGCAGCGAGGATATCGATCGTGTTATCTTTCTCGGTCTTGTAGGAGGCGGTTTGTCACTCAAAGAAGCTGACGATCTAGTTGGGCGTTTCGTTCGGGACCGTCCTGTATTGGAGAACGTCAAAATTGCGTTCTACGCCCTTCGGACATACTTCGACGGCGGCACAGACGTTGAGCAGGAGGCCGCATAATGGCGAAGCGCCCTTCATTAGATATCGGCTTGGGTTCTCCGGACATAGACGCTTTTAAGTCAAAAATGTCTGAGGCTTCCAACCATGTCGGCACAGTTGCGCGACAGGTCGCGAAACGGTTTCTGGATATGAATGACGAAATCAAGGCCGGTATGCTGGCATCCGCGTCCAGCATGGCAATCGGCATGGTTGGAAGAGTTGCCGTCGCCGTCGGAGCCTTTAAACTGTTAAGTGATGCCATCGGCGCCACGCGCGATCAGCTCAAGGAAATGGTGAGCATCGCCAATAGCTCTCAAAATGTTGGCGTATCACCCGCGTTTTTCCAGTCCTTCATGACCGAATCTCAGAAGCTCAAGGTCGAAGCTGGCGAGCTGGAAGCGGCGCTGTCGCACGCATTCGGCGCGACGAAGGAAAAGTCGCCGATCGATGTCTCCAAATGGGAGACCGGAAAGGAAGAGGTCAACGGCGTCGAGAAGGCGTTGCGGGTGTTCAACGCGACGGTCGCAAAAGCTGCCAGCGTGCAGCTCGACGGCCTCGTCATGTTCCGCGATGCCGATACGCAGGAAAAGAAGATCCTCGCGGTCCTCGCCGCAATGGTCCAACTGGAAAGCATCGGTCAGAAGGCGGCGGCGCTCGACCTTGGCGAGAAAATGTTCGGTTCGCAGTTTGTCGACCGCATCCGGCAAGGCAAGACATCGGCGGAAAGTATGCTGTCGAGCATGAATGCCGCTGCCGCCGCATCTGACTCGATTTTCTCGAACGATCTGGTCGTTCGTGCCAAGGCGGTGGACGAACAGCTTCAGCTCGCCGAAGGCCGGCTGACCCGTTCGCTGAAGCCCACCTTCGAAGATTTGGCCGGCACCATTTTGACGATCAAGGGGCATTGGTCCGACATCGTTGATTTGATCGGCAAAGCCGTCGAGGTCACAAACAGGCTCGGCATCACCAGCGAGACAGCACGCAAGAAAGACGAACTCGCGGCGGTCAACACCGCGATCAAAAATGGCACCGGCATATGGGGCGTTCCGCAGGTGCCGGAAGCCGTGACCGGCGCGCTCGGCATGATCTCGCCGCAGGAGCGGCTGAGGCAGCGCCGTGACCGTTTGCAGGGCGAGATCGACAGCGCTGAGCGCCAGCCCAACACGTTCCCCGAACTGCCGAAGGCGTCACGCGGCACCGGTGCGGCGCCAACGCTGAAGCCAACCGGAACGACAGAGGTCGACAAGCTCGATACGGCGGCCAACGCCATCGAAAAGCGAACGGCGGCCCTGGGTGCTGAGGCGGCAGCGATCGACCTGGGCACGGCGGCGCGTGAGAGGTCCAAGGTAACGGCACAGTTGGAAACGGTCGCGAAGCAGGCCAACGCGGCGGCTGGGCTCGGTGAGAATGTGGTCACGGTCGCACAGCGGGATCGCATCAACGAGGTAGCCGACGCCTACAGCAAGGCCACACTGGCGATTGAGAAGGCGCAGATCGCCAGCAGCATCAAGTTCGGGGCTCAGACGGCGCTTCTCGACCCCGCTGACGCTGCGATAGCGAGCCAGTTGAAAGGCATCTACCCGGACGTGGCGACGGCGCTCGGCAGCGTCGAGGCCTCAGCCATGCGTGCCAACGAAGCCTTGAAGGGCATCGCCGGCACCATGTCGTCCACCATGACGTCGGGACTGACCGATATCCTCGACGGCACGAAATCCGTCAGCGCCGGCTTCGCCGATATGGGGAAGGTGATCCTTCGCGCGCTGGAAGAGGCCATGATCAAGGCGCTGATCGTCGGACCCATTATGCGCTCGCTTGGCGGCGGTTTCGGCTTTTCCTCTGGCGGCATTGTCGGCGACTTCATCGGTCCCGTTCTCGGCCATGCTGCCGGCGGCATGATCAGCGGCCCCGGCACCGGAACATCGGACTCGATCCCGGCGCGGCTTAGCCACGGTGAGTTTGTGGTCAACGCCAATGCGACCTCGCAGAACCGTGCGCTGCTCGAGGCGATCAACGGCGGCCGTATCCCCAAGTTTGCAGACGGCGGCCTTGTAGCCGGTCCGCAGGCCGGCTTAGCGCCTATCGTGGGCGGTCAGACGACAATCTCGCCGACCATCAACGTTTCAGTGCAGGGCAGCGCCGGTTCATCGCCGGAAGATCATGCCGCAATGGGTGCCGCGATCGCCAAATCTGCAGAGCAAAGCATTCGGACGATGATCGTGTCGGAACTGCGCACGCAAATTCGGCCCGGTGGAATGCTGCGATAAGGCAATCGCCACAATATAGCGGCGAGTGAGCTGGCGTGATCAAAGCTTTTAAAAATATATCTGACCTGACTTTCGCTGAGTAATTTACACTGAGCAGGAAACGAAAAAGGCCAGCGCCCCCGCGCTGACCTCTTATTCGTAGGAGACAAGCGCATGATAGTGCGTTCGACCTGCCGCGATTCTAGTGTCAAAAATCTTGGACATCAAGCGTCGCCTGACGATGATTTTGATTTCTCTCCCATAGTCGAAAACGTGGACGACTGTCTCGCCGGTCTCGATGATGACCCCGAACGTGATGCGCGGCACGCGCGAGCGAACGCATCCTTCTTAGCTCGACTAGATAGCGCCGTTGTCGCATTGCACGAGTACAGGCCTAGGAAGGTGGCGGCGCTCGTTTCAGAGTGGCCTAAAATAGTCACGACGCCTTCGGTCATGCCGCTGCCTAAAAAAGTCATCCGCAGGAAGCGGCGTTCCGACGCGAGGGACAAACAAGTCATTGCCCGGACTCGCATTTCCGAGATTGACGCCGCTATCTTGACCTCTCCCCCTTTAGCAGTAATTTCCAACACCCCCTTATCGACCATAATCCACACCTCTAACCCCTACACGTCAGCCAACGAGAACATCGAAGGTCTACCTGCATGGGAGTATTGTGGAAGTCGTCTCAAGTTGGTGCTGGCGAGCCGAGCTGTTGCGGGGCGTAGCCTCGAGTTCACCGGCAACCTAGGTCCAGACCAACTAGCAGCCTCGCTGGCGAGTCCGAAGGGTTTCAGTGTGTTTATGCGTCTAGCGATCGTGCGCTCTCTACAGCGCCGCTTAGGCCCTCATGAGCCGGTGTTCTGGTTTGGCGTCGATTTGACCTTCGACGGGCGCCCGCATCTGCATGGCATCATCGCTGACGACAATCTTCGTATCGCTGAGATTAAAGAAGCCTTGCTCGACGCTCTGGGAGAGTGGGGCAGCAAAAGTCACCGGAATAAGCAGCTTCAGGTTCGTTTACCCACAATGACACCGGATGGCTGGGTGACCTATGTTCTCCGAAATTCCGGTAGGGTACGGAAGCTCATCGGCGGCAAGGGCGTCGTCATCACACACCCCATGGGCGCCCTCGCCAAAGATTTCTGTCAGGAACAGCGCAGCCCATTGTCTACTACTAAAAGACGCCGTTCCTAAGTCGGTTCTCGAACCAAGAGGTGGCTAAAGTTGTGCTACGCCGCCTGCGCATTGACGCACCTGACGGGAGACTCGGTTGGCTTCTCTGGATCACTATCAGCACGAACTGCAGAGCCAGTTGCAGACGGCTGCCAAACGAGGCGCCAAGTCGATTATCATAACAGCAGCAGAATTGAACTTGGCGATAGCCGGCCGACCCGGCTTCATGGACAACTGCTTTGAAGCCATGCAGACCGAAGCCGGGTCAGACGATGTGGTTCTAATGGAAGCTGGCGGCGGCACCGGGCTCGCCGTTCAGTATGTTTTACCAAGGCCGTAAGTCAGTATTGACTTATATTATCGTTTAAAAACAACCACTTGCAAAGATTCAACGGAAGTGCGAATCACCTTGCGCGGGGTTTGACCCGCTTGGGGATTTGGAATGACTACTGACATCTATATCGCGACCACACACTTCAAAAGCATCGCGGAAGCAATCGCAGCATTGAAGCCGTGCCCGTTCTTCGGCGTCGTGACGCCCGATCAGGTCATGATGACCTTGGCAGAGTTCGGCGTACTCCCCGAAATCATCCGGGCCGACGTTGAGCGCGTGGCTCGGATAGACGCCGAAATCGAAGCCCGCAAGTTATCTGACGCTATCTCCAAGCCTGTTGCTAATGAGCAACTAGCCCCGTTTTCAGCACCTGCAAAAACGCTGCTCCTAAACTAACCCCAACATTAAGCAATTTGGCCTGCCGCCATGGCAAGCCATGGCAGACAACTCAGGAGTTGTGGGGCTGGATCGCGACTCGCGCCCAGATAGCGAAATCGCCAATTCCATTCCTATAAAAACTCATTCAAAGAAAATCATCGCTCGATAGTCAGGAGGACAAAGCACTAAAGCCAAACCACAGCGAAGCTATTTTTTGAAGTTAAATCGCATCAGCTAACTAACGAAACGCATTTGCGCATCCGCGCTTCTGCGACAGCGAACCTATGCCGCTCGATTGTAGGCGGATAAATCCAAGGACGAAATAACTATGACCACCAATAGCACACCCCACGCCAGCATCAAGCCGGCCTTCACCGTGACCAGCAGATTGGGTGAAACCGAGGCGACATCATCTATCGTTTTAGTTTTCCCCTTCTTCGGAAGGGAAAGCAGAATTTTATTTTCGATGGAGACTATTACTACGCTAGTTGAGAATCTTAAAATTATCATCAATCGCAAGCGTGTCGGAGGAATTCAAATGTTTACCGACCAAGATGAATTTTTATATCTGTCAAAATCTAATGAACGAATTCGTATTCAACTTAATCGCGAATCAAACGGCGGCGACTACGCTCAAGAGCTAATTGAAGTGACGACTCTGCCGGTCTCAATGGTGCCGGAAATGCTTCTAGCAATTCGGCAGGAAATTGGGTGCGTCTTACGAAACTTCTACACCGACGAAGAGGACAAGGAGGAAAGTTTTTGGGCGAACCACAATGCGTTTTTACAGAAAGAGAACGAACGCTTGAACAAAACGGCGATCGAAAATAAAAATGGGACGGCACACTGATGTCGAAAACCTCGTTTACATACGAGCACGGTGGCAGAACCCATTCTGGTAGTCATGAAATTAGTTCAGGAATGATTTTCGTAACGACAGAGTTCGGCCAGAAAAAAACGCAGCTTGGCAATCTGCGAGCAGAAACACTGGCGGGAATGCTTGCCCGCGAACTTGCGCGAGAGGCCTCCTAACTGATCTTATGTCCTATTGCTTAATCTGATCCCCCGCGCTTTAGATGCGCGGGGGATTTTTTATGAAGTTAAATGCTCGGCTCTTTCGCAAAATGCTCGTCGTGGTCGTGCCGCTAATGCTGGCTGGCTGTGGCGGCGGTCATGATCGCTATGCGGCGCCCGGCATCGACACGCGGAACCTGGATCAGGCGAAATACAACAACGACCTCGCGGACTGCACCCAGCTTAAGAAGGACCACGGCTTCGTCGGCGACGGCGGGATGATCGGCGATTGCCTGACGCAGCGCGGCTACAGGGTCACTGACCCCAAGGGCTAATTCGGGAATAATCAATACTGCGGCCGCCTGAGCAATTCGGGCAGCCGCGATATTGCCTTTGCTATCTTCCTTGCTTCCTCTCGCGACAAGTGATCGCCGGCGTATTGATAGCGTCGCGCGTGTAAGTCTTCCCGGTGAGGCACGGTCAGCAGGAACAGCCCGGAAGCGTCCCGCACCGTGAATCCTCCATCATCTTCGGCCATCGTCCACGGCGCTGGAAACCGGCGTAGGTTGTCCATCACGCCCTACGGGATGCAGGGGTGCCGTTGATTGCTTTGTTAGTGCCGGGGTATTTCCGGCGCTGTTCGCCGACCAGCGTGTCCCGCTCAGCCACCAGCCCGTCTACCTTCTCCTGCATCCGCGCGAGCAGGGTTTCCGCCGCGCCAATATCGATCCCGGCACGCTGTAGCCGGAGCATGTCCTTTCGCTGGCGCGTGATCTGGCGCCTCATGTGTTCGATTTCGTTCCGGATCGCGTCGAGTCCCATAGCCATCGTCCTGATTTCGGTCGATAAGAACGAAACAAGAACGACGAGTCAACAATAGTTTCTGGACGACGCGTCTTAGGTGTCGATTCCAATCGACAGGCAGCAGTACCCGGTCTTATATTTCGTTCCCGGATATTGGTGCGGGTGGGGTGATGTCCAGTCGAAAATCGGTCTCGACGTTGAGACACTATGCGGCTCATGCATTGCGTAGCGCTCGCCAGCTTCCCGTAGGTCCTGATCGGAACGAGCTGCGGCAACGCGCGATCTGCTTGCTCTGGCTTGAAAGAAGGTTTCTAAAAAATGAAGTTGTGGACAGGGCATTAGCGGCAATCAGCTTGGATCAGAAAAAGGATTGAGGTGCACCCTATGCTTAACATCCGACCTTGGGACAACGAACAGGTCGAAATTCTCAAAAAGCTGATTGAGCGGAATGTATCGCTGGCGCGAGCGGCAGTTGTTTTGAACCGGCGGCAATCGTCGGTGCAGAAGAAAGCTCGCGAACTTGGCAAGCCGTTTCCCGGCGTGCGTGCACAAAAGGCCGCGCTGAGAGTCATTTTTATAGAGGCTGATACATTTAGGGAAAATCGAAGATGACCCACAATCCTGTTAAAAAACTGACGCGAACTGAAATGCGTATTGTATTGAACGCGCATCGTGGCACCGTTGACCTAACACTAAAGTCGTTGACCGACGAAGAACTGTGGCAGCTTATTTTGAAGAGGGAAGCGGAGGTAGCGGCTAAGCTGGAGCAAGCAGGAGTCGATAACTCAACGCTTCATTGATCTTGAGATGCCGTTCAAGATGCCGAGCGATGAGACGCAGCTAGCTAGTGCACCACCGTCGGAAAGGACACAGCCTCTATTATTTCAATTAACCTGCTGAGCACGCCTTCCTTCACGTTCCCATATCGTCCAGTGGTCGTTGCCTTGGCGTGACCGAGTAAAACCGCGAACTCTTCGTCCATATGATTGACGCGGAAGGCATCAGCCATGCCGTGCCGCAGGCTGTGGAAGTTTCGCGTCCGATCTGCTTTGACGCCGATCTCGCGAAAATAGTCATTGAAGAACATGGACGGCTTACCGGATACGAAGCCGCGCGCATCCCGCTCGATCTCTGGAAACATACTCGAATCGGGAGTCGCCATCTTGCTCGCGTGGTAGTCAAGAAGGCCAATCTCGACCAACTTGCTGTGCATTGGAATGACCCGCTGCGACCCCTTTGTCTTGACGGACTTACCGGCAGCACCTTCTTTCGTAACGTGGAAGATCCAGACGCCATGAAGCTGCCGGATGTCACCCGGCATAAGTTGGGCGATCTCGCCAAGCCGCGCGCCAGTGTATAGGGCTATCAGCGGAATCCAGTAGCGCCAATCCCGCACCTTTTCGGCTCCGGCTTCATGCTCGCGCTTCTTGCCAGCGCACGACGTGAACAGTGGCGATGAAAAGATCGTCTTGAGTTGCGCCGGCGTGTAGGGATGCACCTTCTTTTCGTCACGATCGAAATTGAGATACATCCCGGTCATAGGATTGTCTTTGATAAAGTCGTTCGACAGCAGCCAGGTTGAAAAGCCGCCCAATGCCGACAGATAACGGTTGATGGTGCGCACCTGAATTGCGGGCTTTCCCAACTTCTCGTTCTTTTCGATCACTTCAAGAAACGACAGGCCTTTGAACACGGTGATCTCTGCTGCTTTTACCGGCCACTTGAAAAGGTTGGCTTTCCAGTCCCGAACATTTTTCCGCGTCAACGCCGAAACGTGCGCTTTGCCGCCGACAAAGTCATTGAACAGGGCGACCAGCTTGCGGTTCTGCCTCCAAGCATCGGGAGCGACAGCGTTGGCGTTCTCCCGTTTGAAGCGGTCATACAGCTCCATGATGGTTTCGCCGCGTGCGTGGACGACTAGGGTAGGGGGCTGGACAAGCCTGTCCTTTGGCTCGCCTGAGAAGTCGCCAGCGTCCCTCTCTTCAGCCCGTTTCAATGCCTCCAGCTCGGCACGCTGGACCCCTTGGGCGAGTTTCCGATGTTCCGGGCTGCCATTCTCCAGATCAAGCCGGCGAGCGTTGATGATCGTCCGCACGGCATCGGCGACAAGCTCGGTTTCGCCGCGACCAGTATCGCGCCGCAGGTCGGTAAAGCGGATAGATCGTTCGGCCACGTTATTTTGGAATGTATCCTTAATCATTTCATAGATGCGAAAGGCGTCTATGTCGTATGGACCAAACTCGGCCTCAAGGTGCTTCCAAATTTGATCGAGGTCAGCAGACGACGGCAGCGACTGGCGCAATTTTTCATCGGCCGTGATCAGCTCCAGATAACGCTTCCATACGGCGTCCTGAAGCTCCGTCTCGGTCAGTGTTCGGGGCAGGCGCATCTCCTCGAACTGGCGCTCCAGCGAATCAACGATCGGGCGAGCAAGGCGCTTCGCTTCGCGAGGGTCGCTGGTATTCAGCGACTTCCAAATCTCCCGCTTGGGCTTGCCCAAGGTGCCCATGCGGTTTTGCAGTTCCTTCGGGACCGCAACACGGGCGTAATAGTTCCGGCTGCCAACACGGCGCGAAATATTAGTGGCTAAGGCCATCTGGGGATACAT